TTGGCTTCGGCAGGGATTGTAATGGCTTCACGGATTATCGCCACTTCAACCAAAACCCTTGTAACTCAATTCTATCACTATATCTTTCCGCATTTCACTTTTTTGTAGTAACTTTGCATAATGAAGATAAAGAGCATATCTATATGTATTTAGGTCAAATAAGTAAAAGAAAGAGGTTATTTTTATAAAATGCGCCTATAGCAGATATGTTTATGTTCTTTTTAACTTAAAATGAGCGATATACAATGAACAGAAGGGAATTGAAGGATTATGTACTTGGATTGTTGTCACGGCATTGCGACGAATACGCCTCTACGTTCAGGGACATATCCCTGGTGACGAGCAATCCTGAGCGCATAGACCGATACGGAAGACGGCTTGAGGAGTTGTTCAGGGAGGGATATGGTGTTGTGACGAAAGACATTGCGGACTACCGTGTCCCTCTGTATGTTTTTACGGGAAAGATATATGAGTACATGGACTACAACGTGCTCTACGATGCCGTTGACAGATGGCTGGAGAAGATGGGGGTTGCCGCCCGTGACCGTACGAACAAAAACATGTACGCATACATGAACCGCATAATAAATGTCATAAGGGACCATGAGCTTCAGCCGGATTTGAGCATCATGTGCTTTACCAACTGCGTGGTTGACATGAACAGGCTCAAGGTCTACCCCCACTCCCCGAAGTTCGACTGCGTGAAGATGTACCCTTTCAAGTATGACCGCAAGGAGATTTTCAACTGTCCCACATGGAGAAGCTTCCTTGGGGAAAGCTGGCTTCCTACGGATGACATGGACGGAGTCCTTCCGGAGAAGCACAAGAGGAGAATACTGCAGATGTTCCTTGGCGCGTGCCTTGTCAACAGGAAGAATATCAGTTTTGAGTATTTTCTCATATTGCAGGGGACGGGAGCGAACGGCAAGAGTGTCATTTATCGGGTCCTGAAAGACATGTTCGGGGAGGATGAAATACTCAACATAAAGATGAGCCAGTTCGCCAGAGGCGGTGACGAGCAGTTGCGTGCGGCCTATTCGATGTCAAGGAAAAGGCTTATGTACTGCACGGAAAGCAACCGTGGCGATTTCAGGGACATGAGCATCATCAAGGCCATATCAAGTGGGGAGCCTATTGCCTGCCGGGGGATAGGAGGCAACATCACCATGATGCAGCGACCTCCTATAATGCTGTGCAACTCCAACTACCGGTGGCAGCCGAAGGATTTCCTGAACCGTGACGACCCGGACGACGAGAGCATGCAGCGCCGTGCCCTGGTGCTAAACTTCGACAAGACAATTCCCGTGGAGAAAAGGGACACGATGCTTGCGGAAAGGATGAGGGCAGAACATGCGGGTGTCATGGCGTGGATAGTCAAGGGGTTGTGCGAGCTAAAGAAAAACAACTGGCGTATGCCGGAGAATCTCGGAGGCAAAATAGACATGAAACTGGAAAGGATACGCTCCACCGTGATGGGGAAGGACGGCAAGCTTGTGGACGGAAGCATATCCGAATACTTCAAGTACAAGGAATGCCAGCCGGAGGAGTCCGGTGGAGGAGCGCCTATAGAGCTTACTTCCTCGGAGGTGTACAAGAATTATGAAAGGTTCTGCAAGAAAAACGGAGTGGTCCCGGTTTCCCAGAGGAAAATGGGGCTTGACATGCTATCGCTCGGATATGCACGCGAGAAACGTGCGGACAAGGGATACAGCAACGTCTATACCCTATGGTGCGGTAATGAGGACATTGCGAATAATTTCATGAAGCACGTCCCCAATATTGCAGAGGAGGCGAAAGTCAACATGTTCGAGGGATGGGAATATTCCGACGACGATTTTTTGAACGAAGACATTGATTATTAATAATTATAAATCAGAATTATGGATTTCGGAAAGAGACAAATCGGGAATACTGTTATTCTCAAGTACAAGAAAGGCGATTTGCCCTTCATTAAGGTATCAACCGTAAGCGGAGATTTCTCCGTTGAATATGGGGCAGGAAGCGTGATGTTCATGCTGCTCGACAATGCCCCAATAGAAGATAAGGTAGACAATCTGCCGATGCTTATAATACGCAATACGCAGTATGTAGCAAACTGCATTGACGCGGAGTTGCAGGTAGATGTGTTGAAGGCAGTCGGAAACGCCCTTGACCGTGCGGATGCCAAGCCCATATCCGACGAGGAGGACACCAAGATTATTGAGGAGGAAAGGCAGATGTATGAGATGAAGAAGGAAATGGAGAAAGAAACAGATAAATAAACCATATTAACATTTAGACATTATGAAAAAGTTTGTTATTTTACCAATTATCTCATTTATATTATTGACTATTGGATGCTTTATTGCATTGCCATATTATAATGTTTGGGAACAAGAGATGTCTGGTAAGGCTGAATTTGCTAAAGCAGAACAAAACCGCAAAATAAAAATTGAAGAAGCAAAAGCCAACTTAGAGGCTGAAAAACTAAATGCTCAAGCAGAAATAGAACGAGCTAAAGGGGCAGCAGAAGCTATTAAAATAGAAAATGGGAGCATAACCCCTGCATACATCCAATACTTATGGGTACGCCAGCAAGCCAATCTTAATGACAAAACTGTAATATATATACCAACAGAAACAAATCTACCTATTCTTGAAGCCAATAGGAATAAATAGAAATATAATAAAGCCGGGAATTATCCCCCGGCTTTCTTTTTGGCAGCAAGATACAAGGAACAGTTGTTGCATGAAAGTGGTAGATAGAAATGTACAGTCGTGTCCTCCTCCTTTATCTCGTCCTTCTTAATCTGTGTAATGTCCGCTATCATTTTGGTGAGGTCAATCCACTCCTTGCATCCCTCTTTCCCGTCATATTTCTTACGGGCTGCAATAAGTTTGCGAAGTTGGTTCTCTTTCGACAGTTCGGAAGCAATATCCTCTTCACTAATGCCGTCGACTGATATATCATCCTCTTTTTCGTTGTCCTTTTGTCTCCGCTGGATTTTTCTGCTGACAGATGTAAGATACGCCATGAAACGCTCGTCCTCCGTCAATAGTTTATTCATATCCTTCTCATTCGCCTTGGAAGAATACACCGGGTTGTAAAGCCCGGAAACAAGATAAGCGTCCTTGTCTTTCCATCCAATAGCAACAAGGTCGGCAAAAGATTTCTCTTTGGCACTGATTTTAATGCGTTTGCATTCTGAAACCAATCCTCTACTCAATGATATTTTCTCCTCTTTTCCTCTCAGCATAACAGTTAAAACTATGAATTATACAAAAACAAAATAGCAACAGCACCGTATGTGCCATTGGTTCTGATAGTCGGATATGGGATGATAGCCGACCATGCTGTCACAATACGAACACGGGTAGCTGCTTCCGCGGTACGAATAGAACCCGGTAAACCCATTATTCTTGTGTTCAATACCCCAAAACCACATCCACGCGGAGCCTACAACAAAACGGGTAAGGGTATTCAGGGAATTGTAGGCAGAATTGGATTTCCCGACCCCGTAGCTGATGCCGTCGGTTTTTATACGTGTGGCAGAGGAATTTTTTCCTTCCACAGCCCTCTTGAAATACGGGTCCGAATACGGAGATTTAAGATTTGCCTTTATATTGTCCTTTATCTTTTCACTGCCAATACCTGCTATCATCCCGGCAGCAATGGCGGCTTCCAATTCATACTTGAAACGGTTGGAGTAGATATTTATCCGTTCGGACAGCGTTTTGCCGTGGTCTTCCCTATTGATGAATGCGACAATCGCATCACGGTCATTTTCCCGGTCATAGACGGATAGGGTCTCCGTGTAATCATATATAGTCCCACGCAGTTTATCAAGAACCTTATTCACTTCGTCATTCAGCTCCTTATTGGCAGAGAAGCGGAAAAATGAGGGCTTTATCCCGTATCTCATGGATATACCGACAATCTCATTCGCGGCTTGTAGAAGCGCCTTCTCCAAATTGTCCTGCATGGATATTTCAGCCCTAAGTCTCAGCTTTATGTAATCCTTTGCCTCTTGTATCTGCTGTCGTGTAGGCTGTTTCATTGTTTGTCATCTCCTCCCGGATTATGCTCCATTCCATTATTGGCAGCGGACGCTTGTTTGGATTTCGATTCGTAAAGAAGGTCAGCCTGCTGTTCTTCCTTTTTCTCTCTCATTATCCTATCCCAATCACGGGGATTGCTGTACATCTGAATCTGCTCATTTGCAGTCTGTCGGGACAAGAATCCATTCTGCACACAGACAGCAAGGTTCTGCACAAGCTCAGACTCGTTCAGATGGATATACGGTTTTATCCAGGCATAAACGCTCAAGTTCTGCAGGTCTATGAGATTCTCCGTTTCGACGCCGTATCCGTAAGTGAATATCCTCACCATGTCATCAATGAGACGGTTGTATTCCTGGGCATCCTTCATGGCATTCTCAAAAGCCGGAGAATATAGAAGCTTTATCGCCACTCCTGGAAGGTCTCCGCTTCTTACCTCCGGTGGAATTACTGCAAACGACTGTTCGTAAATCAGCTTATAAAGAGTGTCCAGTTGCTTTTCAAAAGCCGTAGAGACATCTTGTTTGTTGAGATAGCCTGCCTCGTCGTCCGGTCCCATAGAGATACATTTTATCGTCCCGTCAATCCCCCCTTCAATGTCAACATTCTCCCCTTTAAAGTACATAATCGGAAAAGCGTAGGCCATATTGTTCTGAGACAACTGGGAAAAGGCAAGTTCGTATTGGTCTATGCTGTCTTGCGAAGGCGACCAGCACGCTCCGGATTCAGTTCTGTGGTAAGCTACCGGAATGAAAGTAAAGCCATGCTCTTGTGATGAGACAAGTTCATACCCATCAAGCCCGAACAGACTTTTTATGACTTGTTTTATCTTGTCATATCCGCTTTTCCCCCTTTTAAAACGATGGAGATACTTTTCATCCCATACTTCCAGCCAGTCTGTAACAGAATTGCCTTTGTCATCATAATCCGAATAGGAACGGGCAAATAGAATCAGCTCACCCGTCACATTGTCGAAATGCGGATATAAAGTATCTCCCTTCTCGAAAGAAAACACTTTCCAATAGAATTTTCCTTTACGGAGGTAGCCCACAAATGCCGTATCACCCGTTATTTTCACAGACTTCGCGGCTTCATACCACGCAATCTCCATATCTTTGACAGCCCATCCGGTTCGAAACTTAAAAAATATATCCTTGACTTTTTCATTTTCATTATCCCCTTCCATTTCGAACTGGATGTCGTTGCCGCACAAATGAACAAGATGCTTAATTGTTATAATCCTTTGGAAGGCAAAGGCGCACCTTACGACTTTCTCGCGATACCATTTCTTTGTCTCCGGGTCTTGCCTCAATCTGTCAGGATAAACCAACGGGTCGTTGATTACATGCCCGGAAGGTTCGAACTCGCGTAAGAAATCCGTTTGGGTCATTATCTGATACGTAGGTTTGTCTAACGGGGCATTAACAGGCGAGCCGTCCCCAAATGTCCCCATCGCTTTTTTGTAACCATCAGGAAGTATCCTCCGAAATGGAAGACGTACCATAATCTGTCGTGTACTTATATTCTCCATAAGCCTTTTGGTTTAGTGTGTTGCTTTTTTATATCAAAAATCTGTCTGTAAATCATGGCCTCTATGAAGTCGGGAGAATGTCCCACATATTTCTTCATAGTCTCCTTTTTAATCAGTGAGAACCCCTTTTCCGTTTCCGCGTCCCTGATAGCCTTTCGCTCCTTCATGAGGATATTGTAAAGGGTCATGTTGGAATATCTATTGCCAGAAAACTTAAGTGACAATAATTCTGGGTTAATGGATATTTCGTCATTCTTTATTTTCTTTACGAGAATATCGGCACATTGTGATTTCAGGGAAGAATAGATATATTTTATAGATTGCTCGTCAGCTTTTGTCATTGGGATAGGAGCCGCCATATTGTTGAACTTGACAGCATCCGGGAATTTACCTTTAAAATCCTGCCCTGGCCCGTTCAAGTCAAAAACAAAATCTTTCTCCATAACTCCCCATTCCCGTAACTTATAGGCGACACATTCTTCCGTCCGTTTGGAATTATCCTGACTCACATATACATCCTCTATGTGATTTCCTATCCAGAGCCATAGTACAAGATTATCTCCACCTTCATAAGCAATATCACATGACACCCTCCGCTTGCCGTCCCCATACTGGAAAGAGTTCTTGAAAAAACGCTCCATGTGTCCCATTTTAAGAATATCGTCTCCGGCCGCTTTAAAATTCCAGTTCCCTTCAAGGTCACGGGCACGGGATTCTTCGTCTTGCTGGGCAAGGTTGGCAAGATAGTTGGGGTCAGAAGAGATAAGGGCTATATTCTCCTCAAGTTTTCCTTTAATAAATGTAACAGTTTTGACAAAGTTTGATTTATCATATCCTTGTGTTACAAGGGCTGGAGTAAGCAATCTATCTATAGTTCTTTTGCATTGCTCATAAACTTCATCTACGGAATCTCCCCATAAAATATCATCCGGACGATTCCCGTCCATAAAGCAATAACGTATTACCCCATCTCGTTCCGGTATCGGATTCCCACTGTCATCTATCCACCAATCTATAAACTTCCTCACCCAACTATCGGGGTCAGGATTGCACGTGCCATAAAAACGATTTCTTATACCATAAGCATTACGATTGTTGGTAACTAGATATTTAAACTTTCTAAACTCAGAATGGGTAATTTCATCTATTCCAATAAAAGCAAATTCCTTTCCTTGAAACCGTTTTTCAAAGTCGTCGTAAGAATCAGCATAATAGGAAAACTTAAGGAACCCACCCTTATAGAAGTTCCAAGTCATATCCGATATTGACCTATTATATTTCCCGAATTGAGAGAATAATTTATATGATTTATTGACTATATTGCTTAAGTCTTCTTTTTCATTTCTCAAAATAACTGCTGCAAAATTAGGATTAGCAATATCCTTTAATACTTCCATAAGTAGCGCCCAGCTTTTCCCACCACCGCGATTTCCACCAAATATGGTAATGTCCGCTGGAGATGCAAGAAACTTTTCCTGGCAACCTTTTTGAGCAATCATATTAAGAGGACTATCGCTTTTGCGCAATTTATCCACTTGTGCGTAGGTAAGCACACTACTCCCATTCTTGGTATGTACAGTTCTGTCGTATTCCATAAATAAAAATAGCCGGTACATACAGAAATCCTCTGTATATTCCGGCTTGATTCACAGCTCTATGATAATATTTGATACAAATATACGATTAAATGTTTATTTTCTAAATATATAAGACAAAAAGATTGTTTATATATTGATTTTTAGAAAACAATCATTATATTTGCATTGAAATTTGTTTGATATGATAAAAATTGATTCCCAATTGGATGAGAAAAGGGATGTCGGACAAAATACATTCGTCACTTGTCCGGTATGTGGGCAGAAGCTTACGGATGTAAGGATGGTGGAAGGAAGTATTTTGCTTCGAACGGTATGCCGAAGATGCCGGAATTATATCAAAATAAGAATAACGACCAAATAACAAGTTACAATATACAAGCCTAAGAGCTTATTGATGCAAAAAGCATTGATAAGCTCTTTTTTATTTAACATAAACACAAAATAAACACGATGGAACAAGAAAAAATCTTATCCACATTAAGTGAGAAACTCGGAGAAACCAGTTTTTCACCGCAGACATTACAGAAGTATGTAGAACTTAATCCCGTGGCCGAAGGCTCGGAACCTGACGAGGCTTATTGGAACAATGCTGTAGGCTTTCTAAAAGGGATGCAAGGGCAATACAACCACGATGTCGCGACCAGAGTTGAGGACTTTAAGAAAAACTATAAGCCCCAACAGTCCCCCTCAAATGGGGAAGAGAAAACAGAAGGGGGAGCGCTTGCCGTTCAAGTTGAAGAATTGAAGAACGAGCTTTCACAGTTGAAAAAAGAAAGGGAAGAGGAGAAAAACGCCGCATCCGTTCACGCTTTAATGGAACAATCCAGAAGCCAACTGAAATCGCTAATCGAAAATGACGGTAAAAACACCTGCAACGAAGAGATTCTCAATATAGCCATATCAGATGTAGACATTACAGATGGCATGAAGCAAGAGGATATAGTCAACTGCGCTAAGCGGAATTACGAGAAAAGATACAAGGCTATTTTCGGGAACGGAGCGTCGCCCAGTATCAATCAATTCTCACAAGCCAGTGAAGAGCAGACGAACAGCCGCCGTGAATCCTTCAAGGAACGCATGAGGGCACAAGGGAAGCTCCCTAAAAAGAAATAACACATTTTAAAACAGACAAGAAAATGAGACAATCAGGAACTTTCAACACTATCGGTAAATACCAATCGGAATTCGGCGGTCATTTCCCGGTATGGAGCAGAGTAAGAGAACTGTATCAGGGGGGTGGAATGATTGACCACACCAAATATCCGGCAGGTACAGTCATTGGCGCCGGCACTCCCGTGCAGTTTATGGGTGCAGGACAACAAGTGGTAATACTTGCAGGCCCGGCATACGAATCCACGAAAACCTATGCGGTAGGAGATATAGTGGAGCAGGCAGGGAAAATTTACAAGAACAAAACGGCAATCGAATCTCCGGAAGCATTTACCGCCAGCAAATGGACGGATATTACCGGAACGGTAAACGGCCTGATTTTCGAAGACGTGTGTATCCCCGACGGATGTACGCTGGCCACTTGCGCCGTGGTGAGAAATGGAAGAATTTATGCAGACAGAGTGGTTGGAGCGAAAATCCTTCCGGCTATGGAGGCCAATCTTCCAATGATTGAATTTGTGAGAGAATCATAACGGAAGGAGGTAATTATGTACACAAGAGACAGACAATTCTATGACATTGTAGCAAAGGGTCTTGCTTCAATGGGATACGTTAGTGACGCACAAGGCAGCGCGTTGACCAAATACATCAACGACATGTTTGCCGAGAAATACAATGCGGAAGCAACTTTCTCGCAGTTGGGATTCCCGTTAAACCCCAACATCCCAATCAATCCCACATACGAACAGATTGAGGCTACCATCCGTCCATATACGATGGCTACTTATGTGGATATTGACAGTGACGGAGCAACCAAATCCACAGACGGATTGAGTCTGAAAATGGGAGGACTGCCTACATTCAAGCATGAAGTTGTGATGAGCCGAAAGATTTTGAGAGAAAAGATGATGCTGGCAAACGCCATCGGCAATACTACGGCTGAAATTGAAGAAACCATTATGGAACTGTTGTTCAACGGGCTTGATGACCTGCTTGGCGGTAACTACAACACTATAGCCTACCAACGCCACCAGGTAGTATCCAACAAAGGTAAACTGGTTATCAACGCCACCAACAACCCGTTGGGTATCACTACGGAAATTGATTTTGAGGTTCCCTCCAAGAACATCAAGACAAGTACATGGTATAAGAAGAGTGATTCTTCGGGCGAAGTTACCCAGGAGAGCGCTGTCGGCACCTCAATAGACCCCATCAAGGTTATGAGAGATGTGAGAAGGGACAGCCAGCAGAAGGATTTTGCACCTGCCGGGCACTGGGAAGTAAGCAAGACCACCTGGGACGACTTATTGACAATGCCGTATTTCCGTAACTTGTACGTGACTTATGCGCGTCCTGACATTACAGATGCGGCAAACAAGCAGGCATTCGGCTCTCTGATTGATGATGCCACTTTGAAGGCATTCATCGAGGCCAGAATCGGCGCCCCCATTACTGTTATTGATGCCATCGCTTCCGTGGAGAAATTCAATACAACCACCAAAAAGATGGAGTACATCAACCTGCAGAGCTTCAATGAGGGGGTAATGGTTTACATGCCGGATGGGGCCATTGGTGACATCCAATGCGGCAAACCCATCTATATGGAAACACCCGGGGCAAGGACTGCTTTATATGACGGTGGGCGTACATTAATCAGACAACTGTTCGAGGACGAGACCATGACCCAGGTCATCAAATCGGAAGTCACCGGATTGGTTGTCCCCAACAAGGTACGCTGGATGTATTACCTTGACATCAAAGGCAAATAATGGACAACGATTCTCAAAATACAGCAATCGGCACCACCATAGAGGAATACCTCCGTGGTTGTGTCGGTTTTGAGGTTGCAGACAGTGCGATTACCACCATCTTGATTGATAGGGAGATTGCACCGGGAACGGATGTCACCACGTTGGAGAAGCGCCATAAGGACTTGTGCCGGGCAGACCTTTACATGTGGTGCGCAAGTACACCGAGCGTAACCGGAAGCGTTGAAGATGCCAACGGAGTATGGAAGCACAAGGAGGGCGGTACACAAAGCTCTGCTTATGACAAGCGCAATCTCCGTCAAATGGCCAATGACATATACGCCTTGTATGGAGAGAATGTAAGGAAATCGTCTATCAAGATTGTCAATTTGGGTATGAACATGAATAAAAGGTGTCCGCTATGAAAGTAAACAATCCGCGTTTTCCGCATACCTGCAAGGTATATCGCATATCCGGAGAGACATCTTTTGGCGAAGGGGAAGAGACTGTGCTTTATGAAGGCAAATGCAACAAGTACGGGAGCACCAGTCTTAGAACATTCACCAAAAGCAATGTCATAAAGAGCGATTATGCTATAGACATTCCCGGTCTTGTGAAGGGAATCCTTTCCGGCGACCTTGTGGATGTCACCGACTATGGGGGCACTTTTGAAGCCAAAGTGATAACGGACTGTTACGCTACGGAAATGGGGACAACCTTGTATTTCAACATGGCTAAGAATTAGGGATATGGAAGATAATGCTAAAGTCCTGGAGGAAGGCAAGAAAAAGATGGGCAATATCATTGACGGCTATTTGCTGGATAGGATAACGGAAATCGGAATCAGACTTCTGAAAGACGGAGTAATATCAGCCCAGTACCATAATGTTACCGGAAACACGCTGACCTCATTAGCAGTAGGAATATACTATAAAGGAGGGCTGTCACGGGTTATTACAGCAGTTGTCACACAAGGTCTGAAAAATGCGACCCGTCCCAAGCTTAGCAGAGGTGACGGAATCGGAGTCATAATGGTCCGGAGTTATGAAAGCGGCAAGCTTATTCCCATCAAAAAGTATAATCTGATTGATACCAACGGGGAATACGGTCTAACCACTTCTGTAAACTTCCTCAAATCATACAGAGCTCCGAGTGACGGCATAGGGCTGGTTATGTGTACCGGTACCGAATATTCGAACTATCTGGAGTCCAGAAAAGGGTTGAATGTTCTGTCAGACACATACGATTATGCGGAAAGTATATCCAAAATGACCTTTAAACCAATGAAGTGATATGGGATATGAGCAGGATTTCAAATACAAGGACGCGCTGAAATCATTGTTTGACGCAGCAAGGTCAGTCAGTGAGAATGTGTTCACGAATGACCGCCCCGAAGCTGTGGCAAGACAAATGAATGATTTCATTGTGGTGTCATTGCCCGGCTTGTTGTCTTCCATGACCTATGGCAGCGGATTCGGGAATATCCGTACCTATTGTACCATTGAAGTGTATGTAAGACGGAAAAAGGGAGGTACTGAAGACTTGGAACAAATGGACGCCATTGTAGGAGACATCCTTTCCCTATTCCCTATCAGCGACAATTACATAATTGCCTCAAACCCCAAACTGACCTTGAAAGGTAATGACGGATTAGGGTTCAGCGCCACATTGATAAGGGCTGACCTGGTGATAAAGTAAACATGAAATAAAACGATTAAAACTATTTATTATGGCAATGAAAACAAAACTAGAGTTGAAAGACGTGTTCAGTGGTCTTTCATCCATCATGTTGGTTAAGGGAGGAATAACCAACTTCACTACGGTAACGCCTGATTTCGACCTGCCGGTAACTGTTGATTCTCTGTCTCTGTCCCAGGCAGAGCCTACGTTGAACCGCACCAAAGTGCATGGACTGCAGGCTGACTGGGCTGTGACAAGCACGGCAGGTGACATAACCTTTGCCGCAACCGTACCCAGTATAAGCAAGGACTTGGTCGAATACTTCCTTGGAGAAGCGCATGATGTAGAAGCCGCTACCATTAACGGAATCGCATTCAGTGGGATTTCAGCCACATTGAACAGCAAGAAGCTGAATGCAGGCATCGCGCTTCTGAGTGAGGACGGAGAAAAATGTGTACTGGTGAAAAAGATGGCAATCTATGCACGGCCGCTGTTCGAGAACGCCTCCACCACCCCGTTCGGTTTTGCATTAAGCGGAACCATTGAAATTGAGGACGGAGCCGCCGATGAAACGTCAGACGACAATATCGCTTTCTTGACAAAAAAAGCAGCCTGACCGTAGCTCCATCTTCCCTGAACTTTACCAGCGCTGCTGACAATACGGGGAAGACCATCACGGCTACGACAAAAGAAAGCGCGGTTTCCGCTTCATCAACGGAAACATGGTGCAAGACATCTGTCAGCGGAAAAGTGGTGACGGTCAAGGTTACTGAAAACAGCGGAGCTTCTGCAAGGACCGCAACTGTGAACATCTCCACTGCCAGCGAATTCGGCAGTGTGAAGGTTACTCAGGAAGGTACTACCATTTAGCATTTATGGCGGTGAGCTTTGTGCCGCCGCCTTTTCTTTTTACAATCCATAATGACAATCATGAGCGAAAATATACAGCAGCCCACAGAAGAAGAGCAAAAAAGGCTTGATAACGTACTGGAGAACAGTACAGACTATGTCGCAATAAGAGGTAAGAAATTCGGCATAAAATGGCTTCATCGCGGAACCATACGGAAGCTTACCCATGTCTTGCATTCCTGCAAGAACGAGGATGAAGTAACTGCCAGATGCGCTTCTCTCATTATTCTGAATAATTGGTGGAAAATAAAGATGTTCCATTGGATATATTGGCGTATGCTATGGAAAAAGTACACGGACACGGAGCTTACGGACATCATAGCAATTGGTAAAAAAAAAGTGGAATCTCAGAAGCTGGAGTACTTGAGTGCTACCATGTTCTTGACCGGCATGAAGGACACGATAATGACGATGACGAGAAAGGAAGCAGAGCATATCCTTCAAGGACTTCGGCAGGAGCAGGGTTCGCAAACGGAGAGAAATACTCCGAATTAATCCGTCCTCTGGTTCTTTTCTGGGGGCTGATAAACGTCCCTAACTGGCTTATGGACTATGTCCTTACCAATGCCCAGTATGAACTTCTCATGTGCGATGCGCCATTTGTCTCCTATAAGAATGAAGATACGGAAGGAGGAGAAAAGAAGCACACGGCAAAGGAGATGCAGGAACTTACCAGAAGATGGGAGGAAAAAAGGAAGGCGCAGGAAGCAAAAGGACAGAAGGTTTCGTTGAATGATTTTTTAGTTAATGGCGTGGATGCGCTAAAAAGAAACACAAAATAAGACAAAGATATGGCAGACCTCGGAAATTTGAATTTTGGCATTCATTTGAAGGATTACACTCCCCAGGAGTATGAAGCCATCAAGAAAAAGCTTGTAAACATGCACGCTACAGTCAGCGCAAGAGTGGGGCTGAAAACGGACGTGAAAGAAATTGAGGACAAGGTGGAAGCCTTGCTGAAAAATAAGACCTACAAGGTGAAGCTTGAATTGGATAGCGAAAGTCTCAAGAAACTGTCTGATACTTTTAGGGGACAAGGTGTGAGTACAAGTGAATTAAGAGCCATGAGAGGTGTTTCCCAGATTATGCGTGCGGATGCTTACGCCAACTCACAAAAAGCTCTTGAACAGCTTAGAAACGCCCGGATGCAGGCTGCAAAAGCTTCAGATACGCACAATGCAGCTATGAAGAGAGCTAATTCTACGATGTCCTCCCAGTCACGGATAGCCGGAGAATTGAAAAACCAAATTGCCAACGTGTACTCCATATATACGGTAGAACGCTTTGTAAGAGGATTGTACACCATTGGAGGGGAGTTCCAGAAGCAACGCATTGCACTTACCTCCATTCTTGGGGACAGCATGAAAGCCGAGACCATATTCAACCGTATCAAGGATTTGGCGGTGGTCTCTCCGTTCCAGTTCAAGGAACTGGCATCATACACCAAGCAGCTTTCCGCATACAGCATCCCGTATGAGGAGCTTTATGACACGACCAAGAGGCTTGCCGATATTTCCGCAGGTGTGGGTGTCGATATGGGACGTATTATATTGGCATACGGGCAGGTGCGCAGTGCGGCTTTCCTCCGTGGGCAGGAACTGAGGCAGTTTACCGAGGCTGGTATTCCGTTGGTGGACGAGTTGGCGAAGAAATTCACAGAATTAACTGGAGAAGCCACCTCTGCCGGAGAGGTATTTGACAAAATCAGCCGGAAGGAAGTAAGTTTTGGCATGGTAAAGGATGTCCTTTGGGATTTGACTAACGAGGGAGGCAAGTTCTACAACATGCAGGAGGCTCTTGCGGAAAGCCTTGCAGGCAAGTGGAGCAACTTGCAGGACGCTTGGGATGTGATGATGGCTGACATTGCGGAAAGCAATAGCGGTGTACTTTCAGATAGCTTGGAGTTGCTTACTGACTTAATGAATCATTGGGAAGCGGTTGCAAATATACTTGGTATGTTGACTATCGTATATGGTTCATACAAAACTGCTGTGATACTAACAAATGTTGCAACAAAAGGATTACTTGCCGTACAGACAGCTTTGAATGCCGCTATGAAGAAAAATCCAATAATTTGGATTATAACTCTCATTGGTAGCGTAGTTGGGGCATTAGTAATGTTCAAAGAAGAAGTAAAAACTACAGCAGAGGTTATTACGGATTTAAATAAGACCATTGCTGACACAAACGACAAGATGCAAGGTAATAAAGCTGTTGACAGCCTTATTGACCGATACGAAGCCCTTAGCAAGAAAGCTAATAAAAGTGCAGAAGAAAGTCGAGAATTAGGGCACATTACCAAAAATCTCGCCAATACATTCAAAGATGCAGTTACTCAAACGGATAAATACGGAGTGGCAATATCTCTTTCTGTTGAGAAGATGCGAAAATTATCACAAGAACAGAAAGACTTATACAAGAAGCAGTTTATCGGGACTATGGCAAATGCCCAAATACAAAGGCTGAGTATTGATTCCGAAAGGGAAAGGCTTGCTGGTATTATCAGAGAAGGAGGATATAGAAGATTTGATGAAAACGGAAGAGAGTTATCCTTCGCTAAATACAAACCGGAAGACATCACCAAAGCAAGAAACAGACTATTGGAACTGGAGAAGCAAAGTATGGACTTAGCCAACATTATAGACACGGCCAGACAATCTTATCATTCCATGAGCCAAATTAATATAAGTAAGCCTTTGACTGATTGGGAAAAAGAGGCGAATAAACTCGCAGGAGATATGGATGCTTTAAAGCCCAAAGAAGGAGATTCTTACGAAAAATATATGGAGATGCTTTCCGTGAATATCAGCGACTTAGAGAAAAAAATAAAAGCGTTTGCGTCTGGGAATAAATATTCAGAAAAGCAACTGGCATCCTACAACAAGGAACTTGAAGCTACAAGGAAAATTTATAAGGCTTTAGGAGGATTGGAAAAATCATCCGGAAGCGAAAAAGACCCTATTGCAGAACAATGGAAAGACCGTGCCGACCTAATCAGCAAAGCCCTATCACTTTACGACAAGTGGAAGAAAATAGAGGGTGAAGAAGCCGCATCCCAAAGGGTGAAGGGCGTTTCTGAATTTGCCCCTATCTTTGACAAGAACGGGGTTAACTTGGATTTGAGTGACCCAAGCAAGGCATACCAATACATACAAGACCAGTTGGACCAATCCAAAGGGAAGCAGATGGAATTGTACCTATCTCTTGGCGTGAAGAAAGAGAATATCAACTACGATAATGTCAAGAAAGGTGTTGACGATGCCTTGAAGGAAATAGAAAGGTATATTTCCCAAGCCGGAGAAAAATGGGACTTGTATAAAAAGCTATTTGAAGCGACCGGGAATAAGTCCCTTTCCATGAATATAGCTTTTGGAGGAAGTGTATCTTTTAATAGTTTCGTTGAAGATTTGCAGAACCAACTATCGGAAGCATTAAAAAAGAATGGCAGTAATCTATCTCTTTCTGATATTCTGGGAATGGATGAAGAAGCCGTAAAAAGCAAATTTGGTGACAATGAAATCTTAAAACTGTATCAGACTATCAAAGAGGAAAGCAAAAAACTAAAAGCTGAAAACTTTGATAATCTATTGCAAATGATAAATGACTACAAGGATTATTCAGCTAAAATAGAAGAAATTGAGCGTAAACGGCAAAAGGCAATCTCCGAATTAGAAAACAATAGAGGGAGCATTGGCAATGAAATGGCTGACAACCTTATAAAAGAAGTCAATAAACGGGCCGAAAAAGAGAAATCTTCTGTCCTTTTTGACCAATTCAAAGAAAGCAGTGATTGGGTACGTATCTTTGATGACCTTGACCGTGTATCTACTGCCACGCTGGATGATATGATTTCTAAGGTAGAAGAGTTTGCTAAAAAACAAGGATTGTCAATAGAAGACACCAAAGAACTGGTAGAGGCATTACGAAAGTTACGTGGTGAACTTACTGAACGTAATCCATTCAAGGCATTAGTGGATTCCTTTAACACTATCAAAGATGCGAGGAATAAGCTAAACTCACTTAGAAGTAGCGGTGCCCCCAAAGAACAGATTGATGCTGCAGAAAACGAATTAAAAGCAGCATATTCCGACCAGTCAGCAGCCATACAAGGCGTAATCGGCAAGTTTGACGCGCTTGCCAATGCCGCTGATTTCTTAGGAGGAGTATTTGAAAATCTTGGAGTAGGCTCCGGGCTTTCAGATATAGCCGGAATTATGGGAGGGGGATTGCAGGGTGCTTCGCAAGGAATGGGAATAGCCACTTCTCTTTTCGGGAAATCAGCAGGTCCTTGGGGAGCGGCAGCAGGTGCGGCATTAAGCCTCATATCTGGAATAGCGCAAATACATGATAAATCTCTTGAAAGAAGCATACAACGCAGTAAACAGAGAGTTAAAGAGATGCAATCCGCTTATGACCAGTTGGGAAATTCCATAGAGAAATCCCTTGGTGGTGATGAAAGCATACAACGCGCCATTTCTTTATATGAACAACTGGAAGAACAAGCCAAACGCGCAGGCAGTTCATTGACTGAAAGTTACAGAATGCAATTTGAGGCACTGAAAGATGGAGGTATAAATTATGTAGAAGAATTGAGAAAAAGAATCAATAAGGATTTGTCATCTCCATTCAGAGCCATGACACACCGTTTTGATATACAAGTGAACACGGAGGCATTGCAGGCTTTAGAAAAAGTCGGTGCGGGGAAAGAACTTGATAATAGCACTCTTAAGCAATATCAAGCGCAGTATATAGGACTTGTTGCCCAACGTGCCGAAATAGAGGGGCAATTAAGGGATGAAGAGGACAAAAAGAAATCCGATTCCGGCAAGATACAAGACTATAAAGACCAACTGGCTGAATTGAATGAGCAGATTGCCTATTTTGTAGAAGACCTTACTAAAGAATTGTACGGAATAGATTTCCAAGATTGGGCAGGACAAATAAGCAACGCTCTGGTAGAAGCCTTTGCCAACGGAGAAGATGCAGCCAAAGCCTTTGACAATGTTGTGAACAACATCATGAAAAGTGTTGCCAACAACATCTTGAAGAATATGGTAATACAGCCCATGTTTGAAAAGTTGCAGGACAAGCTTTTTGGCGAAAACGGGATATTCAAGGAATTTACCGATATTCAAGACAATGGGGTTATTGCAGCGGAAGCTATAAAAAACTTCTTTGACAATGAAGGGAAAGCAATGATAGAAGCTTCCCAGTCCTTTCTTGAAGCCTTTGACAAAGCGACTGGAGGAGCCATTACCAGTACGGGGGATTCTTCCAGCTCTGGAATGTCAAAGTCCGGCATTCAAGCCAGCGAGGAAACAATGAATCTGACAAACTCATATCTCAACGGCATCCGTTTAGACGTAAGCGTAAAGCGAGCGCTGCTTGAGAAAATAGGAAACGACATTCTGCCCAAATACAATGTACTCGCAGAAGCACAGCTTACACAATTAAGGGCAATAGCAGACAATACGCTTAGAAGCGCCAAAAACACAGAAGATAATGTTGCTGTACTGCAAGAGGTTAGAGACATGTTCAACATGGTAATAAATAAGGGGGAAAGAAAAATAAGAATTTAAATATACGGATATGAAAAAGGAAGAACTAAGCAGGACACTGCTCAACCAAGCCGTATCATTGGGATTATGCGCACAATGGACGGAACAGTGGGGAGAACCTGACCAACAAGGATTGATTGACAAGTATTTGCACGGGATTGATTTCTGTATAGAGAAAGGATACCCTACCAACACTTTCATAAAGGAGCACTTCGACAAGGACATCCTTCACAGAAACAATATCTTTGTCGATGAGGATGTGCAAGCAAGGAATATGAAGCACATAGCCGTTCTGAACGGCAACTGTAAAGGCACTCTCCTATTTGACGGATTTTCAACTTGCGACATCTATGTCCGTCACGACAGCGACGTGACTATTGACTGTTCCAAGTTCAGCAAGGTATTCGTCAATGTATACGACCGTGCGAAAACGCACATATTGCAAAGCGGTGCCGCATCCGTTTATGTCTACATTCATGGAGAAGATTGCACCGTGGAAACCGATGGGGATGTCATGCAAAGAAAAAGCCAGATGTAATGTCTGGCTCAATATTCCAATTCAATAGCATTACCGTGTAATCGAACATTCATATCAACTTCTTCTTTTGAAAAATCATACTCATATTCAATTACTCCATAATTATATTTTTTATTATTATGTCCACCAGTGGAAAACACTTTCCCCATACTGCAATATTTTCGTAATACAAATTCTTTTGGCAAATTATGTGTACTAAATATAGTAGTACATGCAGTATCTATCTCCTGCGGCAAATAATTTATTAAGTTCGTAGATGTATCAGATGAATGATGTGGAATTTTCACAAAACGGCAATGCTCTATAAAAGCCGGATTAATGGCATCTATATGATTATTCATGGCATCTCCACCAAAATATAAATAATATTCATCAATATTAATTATAAAAGAGATGGACAGCTCGTTTTTATTTACATTATGTTTACCTTCCTTTACATAACTAGATAAAATAGAGGATATAGGAGTGACAGCATTTACAGAAGCAAAAACATTCCTATCAACTCCTGCAAATTTTAAACTCTTTATTTCATTATATCCCCTATCCGTTACACTTATATTGGAAACAGTTCTCTTTTTTAATCTATTCAGATTAAAAACTTTATCAACAGCTCCCCGAAGTGTTTTATTATTTATTGTAACAATATCACTTGATTCGTTATAAAAATGCTCCGGCAGCAATATTTGTGTACTTTCCTTGCAATACTTCTTTATTAATGTATCAATATCTACAGAATGGTCTAAATCAGGATGCGTCCAGCATAACATCGAAACGGTACTAACCGAATAATGTCTTAATATCTCATCTGTAATATTCCGTTTATTATATTTAAAACAATCTATTACGATAGAATATTTTACAGGACATCCTTCTTCACCTGCATCTATGAATAATATTATAATAGATTCTCCTTGATTTTTATACCCTATAACAAATATCTTTACGCGTAAATCACCAGAGCTTGTAATTGGTATTTCCGTTTCACCACCCCTTAGCATTTTTGCAAACCGTTATATTGACTCTCTTTTGATTATTATTAGAAGATATAGCCCGTGTTTGGCTCCCTATTAACGTTTGAGAAGCCCAATTAATTCTTTCTCCATGAGAAGAATGGGAACTTTTGGTTTCAAAAGCTCTTGTGGTGCTAAACTCTATATTGCTAGATAAATTTTCTTTTTTCATGATATAAGTCCTTTAGATAAGAAAGTTTCAGTTACACTTGCTTTAAATAGTTTAAATAACTCATTATTTATTTTGTTTTTTAGCAAAGATTCAATTCCTTCTTTAGTTTTTACCTCTTCAAGAGATATTAAAGAGGAATCAACATATCCATCCATATCTAAAATACATCGAATAGTGCCATCTGGGAAACATTCTAATCCACGAGTAAAATTTACTTTGAGATTTGCATCCTTAGACAAAAAAGAGTCTGTATAAACTTTTTTTATTGGTCCTGCGTTACCTATAATATCATTCCTCAAGCTCTCCATGACCTCAAATGTTTCATATGCTTCCTCCAACGATTGATAGTCCTTTCCATCTATCTTCCTTATACCTAACCTCTCTATCTGTACATATGAATCATACTCCTTCAAAACTGCTATAATATCTACAATAGAATCTATATATAAATCTATCGTGTCATACTTATCATTGCATTCTATTGTAAAGCAAATAAAAGTAGGACTTATATCCATAACAACACTTGGTATAGGTCCTATTTTATAATCAAAAAAGCGATGTATATTTCCAGTCTCATTAACTTCAAGAGGAATAAACCTCTCTTCTATATTTTTGGGAGTTATTTGCAGATTAAAATTATTTGTCCTAACTAGACGATAACCCGCAAAAAGCCTTTGGAACCATTCTATGGACTTCAATTTCATTATAAACCCATTCAAATCAGTCAAGCTTGAATAATCAGCCCTAATGATAATCTGTCTTAATAATGAAGACCTAAAATTTTCGCGAGTATATACTTCCTTTGACATAGCACTTATTCTTTTATGACACAAAAATACTCCAAAATCTAAATACAAGATATAATTTTAATCATAATTCATATGTTTAAGAACATTCTCTTGGTTATTTTCTATATATTTGCATTATTATATATAAAATACAATATCATATTCATTATGAATAAGATTATAAGAATAGACATATATGACCGTGACGTAATGGTTCACTTCGGTGAAAAGAAATATCTGAAAGCTAAGCTTTCAAAGATATTTGGCAGTGAACAAGCCTCTGAAATAGTATCTACCATTAGTGGAAAAGAAAAGGGGGAAAGCCTTCTATTGCCAGGCGGTCAGATGATTTTGTATATGCCAAATTTGCCGAAAGACATAAAAGGACTGTCAATATTGGCACACGAAATATTTCATATAGCCAACTTTACATTGGAAAAAGCAGGAATAAACTTAACCAATGATAGTGATGAAGCTTATTCCTACTTAATTGAGTTTCTTACGAAAAAGATTTTAGCGATGCTACCTATTTCTTTCTCTGGCGGTGTTCAGTCTGCGTAGTGTTTGGATGTCTTCTAGCGTAGTCTTCTGTAACGAACCGTCCAGTTTTAGAACTTCTGTTAAGTTCCACAGTCTTTGTCTTTTGCTTTTTACTCATACTTTTTCATTTTTATAATACTGTGGCAATATTACCATAATCGGTATAACGAATGAATAAGGTTAATTATTAATTTGGTTATTGTTTTATAATAATCTTCTTCACATTTGCTATTATTCCACAAAAAGACTTTCTTTGTAGCAAAAAAGATAGTCCCTTGCAAACTGAAAGGCCACGTGCTTACGTAGCTCACTTGGTAGGTTTCAACGGGCTATTTTTATTTGTAATAAAATATAATCAATCATAGATGAAAGTAGAGATAAATAAAGAACGCATAGATTATTTGCTGGCATTATATAGAATGTCAGAAGAATCTTTATTGTCTATACTTAACGAGGGAAGAAAAAGGAAAATCCAAAAAGATAATATTTTATGTAATGTGATAGACTTGTCTTTGCTAAAGAAAGTAGATAAAATATTTGATAAGGGATTAGACTTTTACACAGATTTTTCTCCATTAACTACATCTAAAAGCAACAGTATACTTTTCAGAAAGAGTAAATTCGGAATAGACTTAAATAATGAATCGATACGTACAGTACATAGATTTGAAACATTAAAACAGACTATTGATGCTTACAATAAACTTTCAAAATTAAATATCCAACCCAATATAGCTCATTATTCGATAAAAGACAACCCTATTGAAATAGCTCATATTGCACGGAACTACTTCTATCCGGGAAATATTAAAGACACAAAGAAATTTCTCGTAGCAATGATTAATAAATGTGCTGAGCATAATGTTTTTGTGTTTGAGTATATTGAAAGTTGGAACAAGAAAGAAAAAACCAATATTGATGGCTTTTACCTAAAGCCTAATATGATAGTATTAAAGCGTCATAAGCACTATAAAAGAGAAATTTTTACACTTGCCCACGAACTCGGCCATTATATGCTTGGAAAAGAAGAAGTAGAGCAGGTGGATATAGCAAATATAGAGTCCGGAAACCAGCTAAGCATTGTGGAAAAATGGTGCAACGATTTTGCATATCATTTTATTATGGGAGAATCCGTAAAGGAGTTAGAAATCATTTCCAAAGTAAATGCAGAACATGATTATTATATGGATTATATCGCCAATATAAGCAATCGAATTCATATTAGCAAATTGGCTATTTTCACCCGTCTATATATTGACAAAAAAATGAATTTTAATCAATACAATATAATTAAAAACAACCTTATTCAAGAATACCAGGAACGCAAAGAAAAAGAAAAATCACAAAAAGAAAAAAGGTTTGGAATGCCTCCCAAGCCAATTCTTTCTCCCTTATTCTTAAAATCCATGCAGTATGCTTATTTTAAGGGAATAGTCAATGAAATGACATTTTGTAAGCGTCTCAATATCAAACCTGAGAAATTTGAAAAAACATTATGGCAATAGTAATAGATACTTGTTCGTTGGTAGCAATGGCAAGATACTATTTGCCATTAGATATAAATGGAATATTAACTAATTTCATTAAGGAAGGCTTAGAGACTGGTGAAATCATCTTATTAGATGCTATTCAGCAGGAAGCTATATATACATCGCAAGGTATTGCAATAAAAGCTATGCCTTATTTAAAAGAAGTGAAGTATGCTGTAAACACTACAGAGATTTTTCTCCCCTCTCCTAAGAAGTTTCATAACCTTGTTGATAATAATTTTTGCGTAAGGCTACTAAAAAACGAACTTACGGAAGAAGAATATGTTTTGCAAAAGGAGGAATTTTTAAAATCTGGCGATGGGCGCATTATTGTATATTGTATGTATCGCAAGGAACAATATCAAATTATGCCAGCCAGCATAAGCGTTCTTACAGAAGAAACAAAATCACAAAATGACGGTAAATTATTCCAAAAGCTACCAAGCATCTGTGATTTTCTAAAAATAAACACCATAACATTAACAGAATACCTCAAAGTTCATGGAATAAAGATTGAAAGAGTAAATGCAGGATAAGAAGTTTTTTTCTAACACTAAACAAATCAAGCGGAGTCCCCTCCGCTTGACTTGATTATGTTGAATGTTAATTAGAATGAATAACCTATCGCGATTGACAATTGCGAATAATCAGCGTTTTCGATAAGCGGCCAATCTCTCTTTTGATATTTATATCCAAGCTCTACAAAAATATTTCCATTCATAACTGGGAAATCAACACCGAATGCAGGCTTTGCCATAAAGCCTAAATCGTTTTCGTCTGCATAATCTGAACATGAAATAAAAAATGTATATCCTAAATCAAGAGATAAATAAGGAGAGATACCCCCTTTTATAAAGTTAAATTTCCCGTTCACAAACAATGGAAGGTATAATGCGGTCTCTTTATAATCCTTGTAATACTTATCCGTAATCGAGTTTAATCCAGCTTTCTCATACAAATGTTTGCACCAAGATACGCCCGTGCCTACTCCCAACCTAAAGTTTTCATTAAACCTATATCCAGCAAGAAATTCTGCACCAAAAGACTGGTTTTTGTCATCGTCAATACCTAAATCATATCCAACCTTGATTTGCGGTTCAAACTTACTTTGCGCAAAACACATAGATGTCGCTAACATGGCGACAAATAAAAACAAAATAACTTTTTTCATATCTAATATTTATTTGACTTGTTTTATTGCTATTCCAGAAACTTCCCAATATCCATTATTGTATTTATCAGTGCGTACTCGTTTCACATCAAAATTCACAATGCCATCCGCTCCAATCTTTTTACATTCTTCTACTATTTTATCCATCATTCTTTCTGGTGTTGCCCTATATCCGACTACTGTTTTAGTATATTTATCAACTTCTTCTATTATGCCATCCTTTCCTTTTAGTGCACTCTCAATGCTCGTTCCAGATGTAAAACTCACATTAATCATAGACAACGGTTTGAAATTTATTCCAGAAGCAGTTGGATTAATAATAAATCCTTCTTTAGCGTATTTCCTAAAATCCAACATACTTACGTTTTCTGAATAAAATGTTTTCGCACATCCGCTAAGTATTATACAGCAGATTGTGGATAATAAAATCTTTTTCATATATATACTTTTGTTAATTAATGTGCGGCAAAGTTAAGTCTTTAAATTTAATTATATATTATATTATTCTTCATTTATTACAATATCTTATCTATGTTATAAAACATAAAAATCCCCGAACGATAACGAACGGGGAATGCCTTAGCAAGATAATGTATATTTTTGATTGTAATATAACTAAAAATCAGGATGTGTCTTCATATATTCATCAATCGCTTTGAGGTCTTCTTGTTGCTCCTTACTTCCCTTGTAATCATTAAGCCCTCTTTGAACCCTTTCTGTATTAGATTTATTACGCCTTTTTAAATGAGACTTTTTTATCCATCCTTGATTAAAAGAGTATTGAGCATGTTGCACCTTTGCCCATCCATCTTTTTCTTCAAGTATAATAACGTTATCCGCTTCACCTATCCGATAATAAGTTTTTTCTCCAAAATACTCAGTCGCTTTTTCATTCAAAATCTTATTGCCGTTAGGTTTATCAAGCAAAAACATTTTTTCGTTAGATGTTATACAAAATAAGGGCTTGGCTTCTACCTTTTGGGGAGGTGTACTTACCTCTTGCTTTTCCACCTTTACGGATGGATTATTCTTCATATTCCGTAAACGAGCTTGCCGCTCTCTTTTTTCTCTATCTGCAAATTCTTTAAACCCAGCTTTTCTCATCTGTTTTTCTCGTGCAACGGAACTCCAATATTCCTCATCATACATGCTACTATCATCATCTTCTCCGCAAGACCTAGAACAGTATGCTACACACCCGAAAAGAAATAAAAATAGTATCAGCTTTTTCATACCAATTATTATTAATACGTATTAAATTTTGGAGCAAAGATACTCTTTTATTAACACTTGTTGTCATTATATATAGCATGTTATATAACATGTTTGAACTTTTATAATATAATTTATTTGGCGAAAATATAATATTTTATATATATTCGCACAATAACTTAGAAAACCAACAAAAGTAATTGATTTTCTTATAAGAAGTTTGCACTTTTAAAGATTATCAGTATCTTTGCAGTGCTAACAAGTTCATAAGAGAGGCAAACTCTTATGGCTCTACCATATAGAGTTATTTTTTTGCTAAGACATATTATAGTAATATCATACTTTAAAGATATTGCACCTACCGAGTGGAGTAGCGGAAACGCCTCCGACATTAATCTTATGGATTTGTTAGCAGCTCGTAGTAGGTGCATTTTTTTGTTATGCTAACAAATCCTATTCAAGTCCTAAAACAAACCGAATTGTGTGGACGGCAATTCACAGTTTATGGAACAGTTGAGGAACCTCTGTTTCGTGCAAAAGATGTAGCAGAAGTTATTAATCACAACAACATTTCTCACATGTTGTCTTTAGTAGATGATGACGAGAAAGGTGTTACACAATTCGTAACTCCCGGTGGAAATCAGCAAGTTTGGATGCTTACAGAAGGGGGGTTATACGAAGTCCTTATGCAATCCCGTAAGCCAATCGCCAAGCAATTCAAGAAAGGAGTTAAACAAATCCTTCACGAAGTACGAACCACTGGCGGCTACATCTCCACCACCTCAAACGACACTCCCGAAGAAATCATGGCACGTGCGCTAACCATCGCACAAGCCACCCTTGCAAAAAGGGAGGAACGGCTAAAGCAGCTTGAAGCCCAAACCGAACAACAGCAAGCCACCATCGAACTGCAAGACAAAGAAATCAAGGAGGCTGCTCCGAAAGTTAACTACTACAACAACCACCTGCAAAGCGTGAACACTCTGACCAGCACACAAATCGCCAAGCAGATAGGAATGGACGCGGAGAAGCTGCACAAGAAGCTGAAAGAAACAAACGTAATCTATCGCCAATCGGGGCAATGGCTGCTCCACTCCCCCTACTCCACATGGGGATTGCACTCTACCCGTACCCAGACCTATACACGTTCGGACGGTTCGATAGGAACCAACGTCTATACCGTATGGACTGAAAGGGGCAGACGCTTCATCATCGCCTTGTACGAGAATGAGTGGAATGTGAGGAAAGCCATCAAGCAGATTAAGGGTGAAATAGACCCTGCTGCATAGCATATTTTGCGTAGTATTTAGTAAATTTGCAGAAAACGAGTAGGTTATGGAAAGAATAAGGTTGTCAAAGGAAGAAAAGGCTGTATTCAGAAGTGTAAGTATCAACGGTAAGAAATTACCATTGAGATGCTCTCCGTTTCTATTTGTGACAACCCTTGACCTTCTAAAAGAAAAAGGACTTGTATCATATAAGGCTGATGAAGATGGAGTTGTGTATATGGCAAAACTTACCATAAAGGGTAAAGCATATATGGAATATAATCCCATGCTAAAAAACCCTATCCCGTGGAAAGACATCATATTGATTGTACTTTCAACGATTACTGCCGTATCTACGCTGCTTGCATTGTTTGTCGGGTGTACCTTATTAAATGAGAGACTATGGAACGGATAAAATTAACAAGGGAAGAGAAACAAGCATTCCGGATTGTTGCGGAGTTTGGTGGGAAATGCCCGGCAACATATCCACAGAATGTATTCACCGCTTCCATCCGTTCCATTGAAAGAAAAGGTCTGGTGAAAGCTAATTATGTAGTTGGCGGTCATGTATGGAATGCCAAACTCACCGAAGAGGGTAAGCACTATCTTGCCGTTAACCCCAACTTGCACAATCCTATCAATTGGAATTTGATATTTGCCATTGCAGGTCTCCTTATATCTATCATAGCCTTATTCGTTAGCTGCATGAAGAAATACTAATCACACCATTTTAATCATCTGGCAGTCGGTTCCAATGCCCGACAGCCACAACTATACCCTAAAGAATATGGAAGAATTAAGGAAAAGACTATATAATGCAATATCAGCCTTGCAGCAGGAGAAGCTGGAAATAATGGAGCTTCTTGCCCCTATGTCTATATCAAAATGCAATCCGAACGCTTCTAAGCCGGATTTTGACCTTAGAAGCCTTAATAAGAACATATTGCCACATGTTAGCATAGATGCACGTTGAGGTTCGACCAACGCTCATGTTGTGATGCCCCGGCAGCAATACGGCTGCCGGGTGGGCAATAGGTAAATTATAATTTAAAAAGAAACAAAATGAAAACAAATAAGCTCACCTACTCCACCCCTATACTAAAGGTCAAGGAGTATGTACGGAACATAGTAAGCAGGCATAATGCCGGAATACAATATCCCTCTTCCTTAAATGAGGTAAGCCGACTATTTTTCAAGGACGAAAAAGAAGCAAAGGCTTTTATAAAAGAGTGGTTTACAGAAGGGAAAGACTATATCATATCGGGAAGAAAGGTTTCCCTTTCAGCTAAGTGTCTACGGAGGTTGTTCGACATGGCAAGTATGGGATTAACACCAAATCAGCAATAAACTATATTTCAGCATATTACATTATAACATAAAGTTATGAGTATCACGGACATTATCATTGGTTAACACATTACGGCACAAAGCCCATGAAATTAACGGCAATAAACAATTATTAGTCTGTTGTTTGGATAGAATCTAAATTACAACAAAATAATAAGTTTTTTTTATTGGAATTGGTTTTCATCCAATTTCACGCTATTTCACGCTATTTCATTCTATTTCATTCATTCCAAAATAGAATAGAAAGTGACATTATTAACATTTGACTGATATTCAAACAGTTAATAACTTTGCTGCCATAAGATAGCTATCATAGTTGCAGTTTGTGGAAGTTCTGCACAGATAAAGATATTTGGGGACATCGGTTTAACTCGTAAACTTCCACTTTATACGGTTAGGCTGGTGCTCCCCTTTTCATTTATATAAAGACATAAAGTTATGGAAAATAATATTCAGATTTTCAAGAATGAATCTTTTGGCGAAATTAGAGTTGCAGGAACAAGTGAAGAACCGCTATTCTGCCTTGCAGATGTTTGTAAGTCATTGGACTTAAGAAATCCCAGCCAAGTAAAAAATCGATTAAACACAAAAGGATTGCAAGTGCTTGATTTACAAGCCCTATATAAAAATGAGGGCGTGATTATCAATGAATTAGGAAATACTAAAGCAACCTTTATTAATGAGGGGAATTTATACAGATGTATTTTTCAGTCCAGAAAGCCCGATGCGGATGTATTTCAAAACTGGATATGTGATGAAGTTATCCCTTCTATCCGCAAACATGGCATATATGCCACAGATGTCACTATAGAAAAACTGCTTGCAGACCCGGATTTTGCAATACAAGCATTACAGAACTTAAAGGAAGAGCGCCAAAAACGCATTGAGGCAGAACAGAAAGTAGCCGAAGCATCCCCTGCGATAGCTTTTACCAATGCTGTTCAAGCATCCAACAGCTCATGCTTAATAGGAGAACTTGCAAAGCTTATTGCTCAAAATGGTTATCCCATAGGAGAAAAAAGATTATTCGCATGGATGCGCGAGAAAGGCTATCTTGGAAAACATGGAGAACGGTACAACATCCCAAATCAGCAATACATAGAACAAGGATTGTTTGAGATAAAGAAAGGAGTAAGGTCTGGAAGTGGAGGTGTATTGCATACAACCATAACATCAAAAGTTACCGGAAAAGGTCAAGTCTATTTCGTAAACAAATTCTTGAACAGTCATATCCATTCATAGAAAAATAAAATTACATCAAGGCAACCCTTTGAATAACGGGCATTTTTATGTAAGTTTGTTTCGTAAGAAACGTTGTCTTGCCATTGCTCCGTGGCGGTTGCATTGAAACAAGAGTATAAGGCATGGGATTGTCGTTAACCGCCACAATAGGCGACATAACCTATGCCCGTCCTTAAAATATATAACTATGGATAGAGACAATGTTCGAGAAAGACTTTTCAAGGTAATATCTGAATTACAGAATCAGAAAATAGAAATAATGCAGCTATTGGGAAAAAGTACAATGAGAATTGTGAAATTCAATAAGGAATTTAAAGAGAGTACGTTTGATTTGAAAGTCCTGAACAAAAAACTGCTTAAAAAATAGACTTGTCTGTATGATTATCACAACACAAGTACATTTTATACACACAAATAGTTTTATTTAGAAAATAATCATTATATTTGCATTGTATAATGACAAGCCTAAAGAGCTGATTAACGGAAATATCCGCTAATTGGCTCTTTTTTTTGTTCACGACACAAACTCAAGATAACGCATGGCAAGGCTGTATAGTATTTATTTTCAGAAGAATAAATCGGGAAGTCCGGTATTGGACACCTACACTGAATGGTCCATAGTATGCAAGGACTTCCCGTTTATGCCTTATGGAGAGAGCAAGGATTTGCCTGCGAGAGAGTGGGCAGACGAAGACGGAGAAGACACATTTTTCCCGGAAGAGATAAAACTGAAGGCATACGACATTGATGTGGAATTTGCATACAAGGGGGAAATGGGCACGGCAAACAGCAAGATTGAAGCGTTTCTGGACTATCTGACTGGAAAAGGGAATACCGGCACTTGTCTGAAAGTGTATGACACATATACTAAAATAGGCAGACAAGGTGTGTATTACAAGTCTATCGACCCGGATTTGTTCGTGAGAAAATCAGATGAAGGTGATGTCGTTACGTTCAAAATCACATTCCGGGTTACCGACCCCAGAACATCAATAACACTAACAGCACAGTAATGGACAGCTTCATTGTATATAGCCAAGACGGGAAGACCGAAAGATGTATTCTCAATCAACTGGAATACAATGGAGAGTTCATGGGGGCATGCTCCGTCACTTTTTCCATATCCTCCCCTACCCCGATAGAATTTCAAATAGGAGATTATCTGATTTACCGGGAAGAGCGCTTTGAGCTGAACTACATTCCGACTGAATTAAAGAAGTCAAGTAAGGGAACGAACGGGGAATCCTTCAATTACCAAGATGTGCAGTTCAACTCGTTGTCTGATGAGCTGGTAAGATGCAGTTTCCTTGATTATGTGGTTGGCGACAATTTAATCCATTATTCATCTTTGCCGGTCTTTAGCTTCTATGCGGAAAGTATAAATGCGCTGGCCGAAAGGATACAAGTAAATCTTGACCGGATATACAAGGGTGAAAAGAAATGGACTGTTACTGTTCATCCGGAATATGTCAATGTCAGCAACAAAAACATTACGGTAGACAATATCAGTGTATGGGACGCTTTGGCTCTTGCAAATAGCGAGTTCAAAGCTAACTTCACCATCAAAGGACGCACCATAACAATTGGAACTGCCGGAATCGCAATAGGGAAACTTTTCAGCTACGGGAAGGGTAACGGGCTGTACAGCATCCAGAAAACGGCAGAAGAAGACCAAGGCATCATTACCCGGCTGCGTGCTTACGGAAGCACAAGGAACATGCCTAACCGGTATTACAACAAACTGTCAGGCAGTTCATCTTCGAACTACTTGCCAAACAACATGGCGGTGGAAAATCTTATGCTGCCAGATTTTCCCAAGACTACTCTTGACCCTTATATAGACAGCCCCAATATCTCCACATTAGGAATAAGGGAAGGAAGTGTTTATTTTGACGGTTCTGGAGATTTGGAAGAGATATATCCTTCAATGGAAGGAATTACCGCTGACCAACTAAGAGCGGCAGGCATAAGCATATCGCTTGATGAAGGGGACAATGGAAATCTTGACGAAGTTGCCGACGCAGAACAACTGACAGATGACGGGACGATGGATGATATAGAAGAAGGTGAGAATATCCCTGCTTTTACTATCACGCTAAAGGATATTGGTTTTGATATAAATGACTACTTGACTTCCGAGGCTGCTACCATATCAATGAAAAGCGGTATGTGCGGAGGAAGGGAATTTGAAATAGCCCAATGCGAAAAAGTAGGCAATAAGTATGTGTTGACATGCAACCGCTCCTATGATGAAAGTTTAAAGCTATACTTCCCGTACAAAGGATACAATATCAGCCCGGGAGACGAGTTTGTCCTTCTCAATATCGACATGCCGGATGTATATATCCAGGCAGCCTCACAGAGACTATTGACTGCTGCTAAGGACTATCTTGCCAAAAATGATTATGTTCGCTATTCTTACGAGCCTAAGGTGGATGACATTTTCATGGCACGGCAGCACGAAGAAGCTACCTCAAGGGGTGAAAAAAGCATTCACGACACTCTGAAAGAAGGGGATTTAATGCTATTTGAAGATACGGACTTAAACATAAACGGGAGCGTAATAATCCAGAGTTTGACTATTAACGAGGGTAAAAGCTCCATCCCCAGCTATGAGATAATACTTCGTAATGAAAAGGCTGTCGGTACGCTTGAAAAAATACAGAACCAAATAGATTCACTTTCTAGCGGACAAGGCAGAGGCGGCTTTACAACTCAACAAATAGAGTCTATAATACGTGCCTTTGGAAATAAAATATTCCTCAGCAAGACCACCAACGACCGCACCCCTTTCAAGCTGGAAGTCGGCGACAAGCTGACTGCGGAGAAGGGATTGCAGATTGGCGAGAGCTTTGTCCCTGGCATTGTAACTGGAAGTGGTGGATTTTTCGACAAGTTTGCCAACGGTGAGGTTGAATCCCTTATTATACGCCGTTTCCTTGAAGTGCCGGAGTTGCGGTTCAACCGTGTGAAGATAGAACTCGGTGACAAGTGGAATGCTCCCGGTGCTGGTATATTTGAGAGTGTGGAACCGGACAAGGACTCGGAAGGTAATCCGCTGATGACTGGTACCGGATACTTGAAACTGGAAGAGGGTGAATACGGCGCTATCGCTGTCGGTGATATATGCATGGGTATCTTCCACAGTGAGAATCCATCGGACAATGCTTCATCTGACAGTGACGACAGCCGCGGTAACTTCATGTTCGCAGGTTTCTACACTTGTTACTTCACCATAACAGAGATAACGGGCAGTGACAACAAGCAGTTCCGCTATCAGCTGCGTCCGGTCAGTGACAGATGGAAACTCACGTTTCATCCGTCAGCGGCCATGCATTTTGTTTCCTACGGCTCGTTTACGGACGAATCCCGTCAGACCTCGCAATATACAACACGCACTTACACCCGTATGCTGTGGAAACAGAACACGTGGGAGATTTCGTCCGCGAACATTGCGATGCAGTACGGGGACCTCTCCAATATGAGCATACACGGATTGGATATGGTCGGATACTCGATGTATCTGAACAGTGTATACTTTACCGGGCGTATAAAGGAGGTAAAGCCTGACGGTACCCCGATATATAGGGCCAATGACCGTGGTGCATGGGTATCCGGCACAAAATACGACTTTTACGACCGCGTATCTCACAATGGAAGCATCTGGTTATGTGTGAATGAGGACGGCACCAATTCAGAGCCTGCCAAAGGAAATCCGGATTGGTTACTTCAAGTAGAGAAGGGCGACCCGGGCGAATCGGCAGTGTTCGTAGACCTCACCAACCAGATGGACAACGTCACCCTTACCAATGACGGTAAGGTTTACCAGGACACATCGATAAGCACGGTTGCCTGGATGAGCTACGGCACCAAGAAGATGACCCTTACCGGAATAACATGCACGCTCCCTGCCAACGTCACCGAGACGCACGACGTTTCCACCGGGGAGATAACTTTCAGTGTCAAGCAGGGCGTGGCTCTGGACGGCAGGAACCCGATACCCGTCGCGTTGACCGCCACCTACAACGGCAAAACCTACACCGGGCAGCTCACGTTTACCCTGGCAGGTGTCAAGGGCGGTGCCGATGCCGTTCTGTACCGGCTCGTTCCGAGCGTGTCTGCCGTGATAAAGGATGCCAACGGTAATCTCAATGTAACATCCGTATCGTGTACACGGTTGAAGTCTTCGGTTTCCGGAGGCACGGCCGAGACCGGGACGGGCGAACTTAAATACTCCCTTGACGGTGGAGCGGAAGTCTCAATCGGGAACAATGCCGGGGTACCGGTATCAAGCTTCCAGAAGAGCATCAAGTTCATATTCTACGTGGACGGGAAGGAGGTCGATGTGGAGACGATACCTCTTGTTACGGACGGCAAGGACGGACAGAGCGTGTCTTCGCTCGGCAGATGGCATACCGGGCTTATCGTGCCCAAACTGGGAATCGTCACTATGGGAGGAAGCACCTTCTGCGCGAAGAAGGAGACCGCCAACCCACCGTTGTGGACCACTACGACAAATGACGGCAGGCGCATTACCCAGACGCAGGACGGAGGAAGGACTTACGGCTATATTCTGTCCGGTGAATCAAATACGGAAGAATACGACCTGCTTGTCCAGAGCGGAAAGGACGGAAGCGACGGTACCGATTACGAAAGAGTGTTTATCCATACCACGGAGGAAAACCGCCCTTCCACTCCGGCAACCTCACAGACGGATGATTATATCCCTTCCGGCTGGCATGATGACCCCATTGGCGTTTCCGAATCCCTGCCTTTTGAATGGATAAGCGAGAGGAAGAAGAGAAACGGCATATGGAGTAATTTCAGCACACCTGCTCTCTGGGCTAAATATGGATTTGATGGCATTGATGGCGCAGAAGGTGTGGCTGGTACGAGTATTGTATGGAAAGGTGATTTCTCGTCTGCCCCTTCCTCTTCTCAGAACGGTTGGGCGTACAAGAATACGACCGACAAGAAGTCGTATGTATATCAAGACGGCCAGTGGTATCAAATGACCATTGACGGAATTGACGGAAAGAACGGAAAGGACGGACTGAGCATCGTATGGAAAGGCGACCTGCAGTCTCCACCTTCCAATCCTCAAATCAACTGGGCATATAGGGACACCAATAACGGTCGTGTATACATATGGAACGGGACAGCATGGTCGTTGATGGTCGTTGACGGCTCGGACGGTGCTGACGGTGCAGCCGGTTCGAACGGATTGAGCGTGTTCATAACTTACAATGACAGCACTTCCCAGCCTTCTGTTCCTACGGGAAACGGTACTACCGGAGGCTGGCATACGAATGCTACAAGTGGAGCTATATGGATGTCGCAGAAGGTTGCTTCATCCGCAAGTGATGGGACATGGGGCACGCCAATTAAAATCAAAGGCGATAAGGGTGATAGCATAACCTCTATGGGCAGATGGCATACCGGGCTTATCGTGCCCAAGCAAGGAGTTGTCACTATGGGAGGCTCATCATACATAGCCAAGAAGGAGACCACCAACCCACCGTTGTGGACCACTACGACAAATGACGGCAGGCGCATTACCCAGACGCAGGACGGTGGCAAGACATACGGGTACATACTTTCCGGCGAATCAAATACGGAGGAATACGACTTGCTTGCTTCAAAGGGAGAAGATGGAAAACCCGGAGCTGATGGCAAGCCTGGAGTTGACGGGAAACCTGGAGCTGATGGTAAGCAGGGTATACAAGGCTGCATCATAAGACATTCAGAATGGAGCAAGTTCAGTGTCCAATACCGTAATGACGAGTCATTGACGAGCGGTACCCGTTATCTGGACGTTGCTCTTGTTAAAGATTCCCAATCGCCGACCGGATGGGAAGCATATAAATGTAAGAATACGCATACAAGTAGCGCATCAAATGCTCCTGGTACATCAGGAGGGGCTTCCTATTGGGAAGTGTTCTCTATGACCGCGTCGTACATCTTTACGTCGCTCATCATAGCCAAAGATGCAAGTATTGACTTCATGCAGGGCAACCAGCTACTCATTAAGAAGAGTGACGGGGAGACTGTGACAGCAGGTCTGTCCGGTTCGGAAGAAGGTAGCAAGGTGCGTATATGGGCTGGAGCGCACGAGCCTGACGACGCTCCGTTCCGGGTATTGGAGAGCGGTAAGTTTATCAGTACAGAAGCAGAAGTCGAAGGAAGCATTACCGCAAGGAAAATGAACTTGAAGGTGTGTACAAATTCAGACAATGAATCACCTAATGGCTCTATAATCCTTTATCCGAAAAATTTAGGGCCTCTTCCGGAATTGGAAGCTGGCGCTTGCCAGGAAATGAAGATGTTGTTCCCGATTGCGACAAGGACTCCCCTTTCCGTAACTTTAACGACTGCATCTGCCAATGTGAAGATTGCGCCTAATGGCTCTATATTGGATTCAGTGTCAAGTTATGATATAGAAGATGCTTACGGGTATCATGAGTTAATCGGATTTAGATATGCCGATGGAGACATAACCTATTGGTGTGTATTTAAAAACTGAAAGAGTATATGAAAGTATTTTATGAAAGCAAGTTAGCGAAATGGCTGCTGTGGCAGGGCTACAGCACCATCACATTGGGATGCTTCGTCTTCACCAAGAAAAGCAAGGAGGAAATGAAGCAGAGTACACTTAACCATGAGGCGATTCATGTAAGGCAGTGGGAGGAGTGCTTGATTGCTTCGGTAATCCTGCTGACGGTAATCCTGCTGTTTACCGGGTTCAACTTATGGGCGTATCTATTTTGCCCATTGTGGTTTTACCTTCAGTACGGGTTGGAGTATGTGATTTCCTACGTGTATCACTTATGCCGTAACCGGTGTTGGGTAAACGTAGGAAATAAGGCTTATGACAATTCCGCATTCGAGATGGAGGCTTATGCCAATGAGGAAATAGACGGTTATCTTGATGTGAGAAAGCCGTTTGAGTTCATTAAGTATTATGGAAAAATATAGGATATAACAAACAACAAGAAAGGAGGAACAGCAATGATTTTGCAGGCAGACGGAGGGCACTACCTTACACAGAGTGAGGATGTGCCCATAGATGAAAGGGTGTTCGGGAATACCGCGTATATCAGCGACCCTTCGGAGGCTTCCAAATATCGCCAGGTGTCCGAAGCCGAGAAGGAACGTATGCTCAATGCCGGGACGATATTGGACCCGTCCGACTTGTCGGATGAGTATCTGGACAAGGTGGACACGCTGCATGAGATTATCAAGGAGAACATCAACACCGCGGGTCTGACGGTTGAGGAGAGCCTTAAGCATAAGGAGTATTTCCCAAAGTGGGATGACCTAATTGGCAAGACTGAGCCTATCGGATTCATGTTCTCCTACGAAGACACTTTATATGAGGTAATTCAGGAGCATGAATTTGCCAGCCAGTGGGTACCGGGTATAGGAACAGAATCTCTCTACAAGGTTGTCCAGATTGAAGCGTCCGGCACGAAGAAGGAACCGATAGCCTGGAAGCAGGGAATGGAGCTATTTAACGGCAAGTATTACACCGACAAGGATGTACTTTACTTGTGCATCCGTGCCAGCGGTATGGGTATGTCTTTTGGCCTTGCCGACTTGGTGTCCGGTGGTTTTGTGGAAGTGGTCGAGGAATCTTCCGAAGACACTGTTCTATAACAAGGAAACTTGTTCTTTTTTCGGCCTTCCCGATGCCGTTAATTTGGGAATTTATTTAAACAAAAACGAGTTAATTATTTAAATGTTAAATTAGGGTATCATGTTTTTAAAGCGGATGCCCCTTAAATAT